ATTGTTGCTGCTTCTTTTGGCGTACGTAGTGCTACCAAGTTTTTTGGTAAGAAGTGATGATCATGTGGGATATGCACAATCGCACCACACTAGAACAGGCGGAGAAGAATCGTGGCAGAAGTTACGATGGAAAGATTTCTGCGTTGGAAGATACTTCCTCGCTTGATGATGCTTATGATGTCAGTGTCGGCTTGGCGCGTAGTGGAGTGGTTTATGACATTGCCAGACCCTACGCCAGCGCAAGCCGGGTTAGTGAGTGTAGTCACGGGGGCCATGACAGGTGCATTTGCGGTCTGGCTGGGGCATGAAAAAGAGAAGGTTAAGTAGATGGCACGACCACGTATTAGGCAGTTTGCAGGTGACCTTGGTATAGGGTACGATGAAGCCAAGAACCTTGTCAGTGAGGGCCGACGGCGCAAGGATGGCGGTTCTCAGGTAATGGAGAATAACATGAACAAGATGCAGACGAAGGTAGACAAGGTAGCCAAGGGGCTGAAGAAAGCGTCAAAGACGCATGCGAGTCAGGCCAAGACCTTGGATTCTGTTGAGTTTCATGCTGGTGGTTCTAGCACCCTTTCAAGCATTAAAAATGAGGCCAATAAAGTAACCAAGTCTTTCAGAGATGAGGCTGCGCGCGTAGATCGTATGGCGGACATCGTGACGAGAGACACGGAAATCGATGTCGATAAAGATGAGAAAAATAAGAAAGGCGAAAAGACTGACGGAAAAGGTGGGGTTCCTGGTCGTTCTGCTAACCAGACATCGAAGCGTAAAAGTAGAGCTATGGGCGGAGTAGAGGTTGATATGCCGTCTCAAGCCCGTGGTGCGGGTGCTGCAATTCAAGGAACCAAGTTTTCAGGAGTGTTCTAGTGGCGGGGCCGTTCGACTATCTTTTTAACGACAGCAGCACTTCGAATAACCTGCCGGGTGTATCCACGCCCTCACAAGGCACTACCACTGGTTCGACCTATGTGGAGCCTGATCCGACCTATGTGGAGCCTGATCCAGTCGTTGTAGACGGGTTCAATGTTAACAACGTCATTTTAGGCTCAAACAACCGCCGGTATCCAACATTTAAAGACCCTGAAACCGCAAAAGCCTATGAGACCGGTCTACGAAATTTTATGCGGGCCACTGACCGCACGGATATGGATCCCTATGGCCGTTCGGGCATGTTTTACAGACCCGGAATTGACCGACGGCTAGGCCGAGAGGGTGGTCGCTTCGGCAACGCGGGCCTTGACCAAACATCCATCGATGCGATTAACCGGCTAGCCTACAATCAGTATCTTGGGCTGCAATCGGGAATCGGATTTAGGAAAGGGGGCAAAGGTGACCCAATACCTGGGTACGCCCCTGCGTTAAAACTAGGCTCAGACACTCCGGGGGGCAAGGTAGTTGCGGCTCCGCAGCCAGGTGAAAGCGGCAGCTTTTTACCCCCACTTGCTGGACTTGTTGAAGGTTTATTCGGTTCGCCGAACACAATGCGAACCTTAGACAACATGGGCGTGGACTACTCAAACATGGGTATTGACGCTGCAATGGGCACCTCACCTGCCGCCTCTGGCTCTTCAGCGGCGACAGTAATCCCGAATCAAACCTCTTCAGCGGCGACAATCAACCCCGTTATCGTAGCAGATAATAAGGATGAGGCAGAAGCTTTTGAACTTTTAACGAACTTAAAGGCTGAAGTTCCTCCTACAACAGCAGAAATATTGGCAGCATCTTCCGCACCTTCTGGGTATAGCGGGCCGTTTACCTCGCAGACAGCAGAAGACATTTATATGTCGGGGTCAGATACGCCCGTGAGTGTGTTTTCTGGAGGAATCGGAACAGGTGGCATGGGCGACTCCACAATTTCCAACCAGCCCAGTGTTCCGGATCTTAATACGAGCCTAGAGGACATTGAGCAAAGCGAGGTTCGCCAAGATTTGTTTGAAGACTTGCTTGAACAGTTTCGGCGGGAAAACCCAAGTGAGCCTTTGCCTTCCGCTCAGTCTTTAACACCTTCAACAGGTGCCCCTGTCGATTTAACGGCAGGTCTGGGCGAAGAACTTTTGGGAACCAGATCGACAGCAGCCATAGACAGGACTGATGATCCTGCTTTTGCAAACGTAATTGAAAGCGTAATTAAACGTGGCCTAAAACAGGGGCAGAGTCCGGCAGAATTAGCCGCAGAACACAACGCGGTCATGAAACGTGCGGTTGAAATAATGAGGGAAACAGGTAGTGAAGATGTTGTTACTGCTCGACGGACGGCTCAAACGGAAATGAGGCTTGCAAAAGCAAAAGCAGCATTAGGAATAAGTGGCTAATGGATGTTGTAGATTTTCTTTCAAGGTATCAGAAAACCTTGCAAACTCGAGTAGATGATATTAGCTTATCAATAACCAGTGGTGGTGCTTCTGACATGGAAGCCTACCGTGCGATGGTAGGTGAGATTCAGGGCATCACTTATTCAATCGAAGAGTTACGCGCCCTGCTAAAAAAGGTGAATTATGACGACGCTTCTAGTCCCTGATCACGTCCTCCGGCAGCAGCAAGCCAAGAAAAAAGCTGAAGAAGAAGCCTCCAAGAAACCCATGACAGACAGAGTCCCGCAGCCCACAGGTTGGCGGATTCTTGTTATGCCTTATCAAGGTAAAGCTAAAACCGAGGGTGGAATATACGTTCCCGACCAAGCCAAGGACCGAGAGGCACGAGCCACTGTTGTGGCATATGTGGTTCGTCTTGGGCCACTAGCCTATCAGGATCCGGACAAGTTTGGTCCTGATTGCAAGCCGTGGTGCCAAGAGGGTGACTGGGTTTGCATTGGTCGGTACGCCGGATCGCGCTTCCAGATAGAAGGTGGCGAGGTTCGCATCATCAATGACGATGAAGTCATTGCAACAATCGTCGATCCTGACGACATCAAGACATACGGAGCCTAGTATGCAAAACGATCTTGCTGAAAAAGAAGAACTTGAAGTTGAAGTAGAAGAGCAACAAGTTGAAGTTCCCGTTGATCAGGCAGAGGCCGAACAAGATGCGGGAGCAGAGACAAAAGAAGATGAATTAGAACAATATTCTGAATCTGTTCAGAAACGAATCTCAAAGCTAACGAACAGGTTTCGGGAAGAAGAACGTCAGAGGCAAGCTGCGCTTGAGTACGCGGAAGCTGTCAAAGAGCAGAACGATGAGCTTCGTGCTCGAATTGACAAACTAGACCAGTCCTATGTGGGAGAGTTTGGAAACCGAGTTGAGTCAGATGCCGTTGCGGCTAAAGAAGCGTACAAGAAAGCCTATGATGAAGGCAACGCTGATGCGATGTTTGAAGCGCAACAGCGGATTAGTCAGATTGCTTTGGAGCAAGCTCGGTACGAAGAAGCCAAGCGCCGAAACGAAGAACGACAAACGCAGCCTGTCAAAGAGGCGGCACCACAGTCACAAGCACAAGCTCGACAACCCGCACAGCCGGACCCGAAGGCCGAAGCTTGGGCATCTAAAAACGATTGGTTTGGCAACGATCAAACCATGACTTACGCAGCTTTCGGTATTCATCGCCAACTTATTGAAGAAGAGGGGTTTGACCCCACCTCAGATGAGTATTATAGTGAACTTGACAAACGTGTTCGCACGGAGTTCCCGCAGAAGTTTGCGGAAACAAAGCGCGATGCTGGACCTAGAGTCGCTTCTGCTGGGTCCACGGCTTCAAAGTCGTCGTCAAAGGGGCGCAGAACAGTCAAACTGACTCCATCGCAGATTGCGATTGCGAAACGATTGAATGTTCCGCTCGAGGAATATGCCAAGTACGTAAAGGAGTAAGACATGGCTGAAAGAACTACACGCGAATCAAAGAGTCGCGCAAACACCCAGCGGCGCAAGCCCTGGACTCCGCCTTCCAAGTTAGAGGCACCTGAAGCACCGGCTGGTTACCAGCATCGTTGGGTCAGAACCCACATCCGTGGTGAAGACGATAAAACCAACGTACACGCAAAGCTCCGTGAGGGGTGGGAACCGGTACGTGCTGACGAGTACCCCGATCTTGCAAATCGCTATCCGGTGATTGAGGAAGGCAAGGATGCTGGAATTATCGGCGTAGGCGGCTTAATGCTGTGTCGTATTCCAGAGGAAACGGTCGAAGAAAGAACTGAATACTATCGGGAACAGACCCGCAATCAGATGCGTTCCGTTGACGAAAACCTTATGAGGGAACAACATCCCTCGATGCCTATCCACAACGATAGGCAAAGTCGTGTAACTTTCGGAGGAAAAGACTCCTCCTAACCTAATGAGGTAGAGCAATGGCAAACTCAAATGTTGCCTTCGGCATGAAGCCGATTAATACCGCAGGTAGCACACCAGCTACTTCCGGTACTAATGCGTATCACATTAAGTCAGATGCAAGCGCGATTTTTCAAGGTTCTCCGGTTATCGCAACTAATGACGGCACCATTGCTGTCTCCAGTTCTGCTTCCGGTGATACCTTGAAATTTATCGGCGTGTTTGCTGGCTGTGAATACGTAGACGCGACCAGCGGTAAGAAGAAGTTTTCGAACACTTGGCCTGGATCGGGAAGTGCGAACACAAATTTCGACATAATTGCGAATGTGTACGACAATCCGATGCAGCGATTCATTGTTTGTTCGGACGCGTCCCTTACTGACAAAGCGACAGCAATCGCCGCCATTTTCGAGAGCGCTGAGTTCTCGGCTGAGTCTAGCAAAGGCGCAGCAAATGGTAATACAACCACTGGTATTTCGACAGCACAGCTAGATGTGTCAACCGTAGATGCTGCTGATCTTTCGCACCCGCTGAAGATCGTAGGTATTATGGATGATCCAGAAAACGCTGACTTCACTGCTGCCGGCATTCCGCTGATTGTGATGATCAACAACCACGCCCTTACAGCACCTGCCACTGGCGGATCTGCTGAAGGCGGAATCTCGTAAGGAGGGTAGTGAGTTATGGCTATTTCTCGCGCACAACTCGCCAAAGAACTTGAGCCTGGTCTCAATGCCCTCTTTGGCATGGAATATGGTCGCTACGAGGGGCAGCATGCTGAAATCTTCGACACCGAAGGCTCTGACCGAGCATTCGAAGAAGAGGTCATGCTGTCAGGTTTTGGTGCCGCACCCGTTAAAAACGAAGGCGCTGGAATCTCGTTCGATGACGCAAACGAGGCGTATACCGCACGGTATACCCACGAGACCGTCGCAATGGGTTTCTCGATCACCGAGGAAGCTGTTGAGGACAACCTCTACGACCGTCTGGCATCACGTTACACTCGTGCCCTCGCTCGTTCGATGGCTCACACAAAGCAAGTTAAGGCCGCTTCCGTCCTTAACAACGCTTTCACCGCAGGCGCAACTGCCGGCGGCGACGGTGTAGCACTCTGTGATGCTTCGCATCCGCTTACTAGTGGTGGCACTTTCAACAACGAGCCATCAGTAGCAGCCGACCTTAACGAGACTTCTCTTGAAGACGCTCTTATCAGCATTGCTGGTTTCGTCGATGAGCGTGGCCTTGTTATCGCACTGCGTGGCATGAAGATGATTATTCCACGTCAGCTTCAGTTTATTGCTGAACGCTTGCTGGTATCGAACCTTCGTGTTGGAACCGCCGACAACGATGTCAATGCTATTAAGAGCATGGGCATGCTGCCGGAAGGTTACGTAGTCAACGACTACTTGACCGACACTGATGCGTTTTTCATCAAGACGGACGCACCAAACGGCCTCAAGCACTTTGAGCGTATGCCTTTGTCAACCAATATGGACCCGGATTTCGACACCGGTAACATGCGGTTCAAGGCTCGTGAGCGTTATTCGTTCGGCTTCTCAGACCCGCGTTGCGTATTCGGTTCACCCGGCGCGTAACGAAGGGGAAAAATCCTCCCCGACTGGGGGCCGCGATTGCGGCCCCCTTTTTTTTAGAGTATGATAGATACGTCCCTGACAGATCCGAGGTGGATCTGACACTAGCCAAGACAGGAGTACCAAATGGCTAATACTACTTTTTCAGGTGCAGTCCGTTCAAAAGGCGGCTTCACCTCTGTAAGTGAAAACTCTACTACTGGAGCATTCACCACTCTTTCAAGCATCAGTTCTACTGGTGTGTCCTCCTTTGATGCGAACACAATGGCTGTAGAGGCTGGCACCGGCATTACAACCGGCTCTGGCACCGTTTATCGCAGTTCCGTACAGCGTATGGGCGGCATCATTACTACCCGTATTCTTATTGACCTTACAGGTCTGCGCTCAACCGGCTCTGGTGATATCATCGGGGTTAACGGTACGGCACTGGTTTGTCACATTGGTCAGATCACAGCCGCGAAGAACGGCACTATTCTGACAGGTAGCATGGAGTGTTTTGAGGCACCTGCGGGCGGTGATCCAGACATCAACATCCACTCTGCCACAGAGGGTACAGGTGTTGAGGACGGAGCAATTGCTGATTTGACCGAGACACTTTTGGTTAATGCTGGCGATGCAACAACTGGCAGCAAAGTGTACTTCACCGGAGTTCCGGCTGCGGATGAGTTCCTTTACCTGACAACAGGTGCGGCCACTGATGCCGACTATACTGCGGGCAAACTCTTCATCGAGATGATGGGCTACGAAGCCTAGTAAGGAAGTTTGAAATGGCAAGTTCCATTATTGCTAAAACGGCGACCTCTACAGGAACATTGCTTGGCGGAAGAACTCGACTCAAGTCGTTTGTCATTAGAAGTGCAAGCAGTGGTAGCCCTGCTGCTGTTTTCAGAAGTGGTGGAGGGTCTGGTACGACCCTATTAACCATGACTTTTGTGGCAGGAGATGACACTCAGATCACTGTTCCAGATCATGGGATAATTTTCGAAGACGGTTGTCACGTAACACTGACGAATGTTGACTCGATAACTGCATTTTTTGGGTAACGTCATGGCACGTAAACCCAGCAAGATGCCGCCAAGAAACAAAAAGAATTTCCGCCCCACAAGATCTGGGGCGGGAATGACTGAGGCTGGGGTAAAGGCATATCGTCGTGCAAACCCTGGTAGCAAACTCAAGACAGCAGTGACGGGTAAGGTTAAAAAAGGCAGTAAGGCTGCGAACAGACGCAAGTCTTTCTGCGCTCGTTCTGCGGGTCAAATGAAAAAGTTTCCTAAAGCTGCCAAGAATCCGAACAGCCGGCTGCGTCAGGCACGGCGGAGGTGGAAATGCTAGATGAAAAGACCTTGGTTAAAGCCGGTGTTATTGGTTTTGGGGGCGTGGCTCTTTCTCTTGTGGTTTGGATCCTCACGACACTAATAGAGGTCG